ATCGTTTTCTAACAAATATGGGAAGAATATTTCACTATAGAAACGTTCTTGGTAATTCATAAAAATGTCAGAAGAATTACGACACCCTGCGTGAGTGTCATTTAGTATTGCGATTTTCATTGTTCTATTCTAGGTATCTCTACGTTACGTCTAACTAATTCGTTGCGAATCTTTATTCTTACTTTTGGTTGTGTGTTTGATTTAGTATATGCTTCTAGTAACTCGTTCAAAGGAGTTGACTTCATATAAAAATGAACAGTAGTTGTTTTACCAGTATTTCTATCTCTAATATCTTGACTGGGTTTAAATTTGATTGGCATTATACTTTCCTAAATTTCATCTATTATATCACCGTAGATATAAAAAGTCAAGTATTAATTTTCAATAAAATCAGTGAGGTCTGAGTCTGCTTTAACAGTACGTCTCTTACGTTCCTTTTTAACAATCTCTTTCCATTGAGAATCTTTTTCTTTAACTTCGTCAATACGAAGACGGAGTGAGTCAACAAACGCTTGAGCAACTTGTCCTGCTTCTGCTTCACCAGTTTCATCCATCAGGAAGTGTTCAATACCTGCTTGTTCCATATACTTGAGTTTGATGTCTTGTTGTTTCTTTTCTTTTTCAATTCTGCGTAAGAATGCAAACCAAGAGATTTGAGTAAAGTATGCAAACGCATTAGGTTTACCTGTACGAGTTGCAGCTTCAATATTATAGTTCTCAATCGCTTTTAGACAGTTCTCAACTGCGTCCATTACCATTTCTTCACGATAGGTATATCTAACAAAGTTTGCTTTATGAGATAGTCCTTCACAAATCTTAAGAAAACAAGACGCAATATAATCAGGAACGATAGGTAATTTTTTATCACTCTTCTTTGCCTTTTGCACTTCAGTACAGTAATCAACTACTGATTGTGAGAATTGTGCATTATTCACATAATGTGGTTTATCTTTTGGTTTAATCTTTGTTGGCATTTTCATTCCTTATATTTGTATATTACTATACATTAGTTCACATCAATTGTCAAGTCTTTTGTCCGTTTGCAACACGCTTTCTTAAATCAGAAGTAGACAATGCGTGTTGTCTTCTATTATAGTAAATATATATACCGTTCTTTTGACAGTAATCTTTACCTGTAAAATCTTTATCTGTATACTCTTCACCAATGATTCTAACGTCTGGGTGAATGATTTCAGTAAGTTGTAGTAGTTCCTCTTCGGTTGTGTAGGGGATAATATCATCCACATACTTTACTGCACGGAGTTGAATATATCTCTCATATAATGATTGAATCGGTTTATTCTTTTCTGGTCTATCTACCGAAGGGTCAGTTTGTAATGCACATATAAGATAATCACATTCACCTTTTGCGTCCTCTAACATTTGAATATGACCTGCGTGGAGTAAATCAAAGGATGACGCAGTTAAACCTTTTATTAATTTTTTTAAATTAGTGCTTGACATTTTCTGATTTCCATGATAAAATTAGCTCTGCGTTTGGGGAGGGTTGAATACTACTGTTCCTGCAACACAATATCTATCTCCCTCAAACGGTAATGACCTAGATTCGTGCATTAAATGACCTCTAAATATTACTAACATTCCGTGTTGAATTTCTAATTCATAATCCAAAGTAGGAAAAAATAAATTAGGACATCCTTTAGGTGGGTCTATATAATAACAGAACGCCCACGTTGATGGCCAATGGTCGTGCGGTATTGTAACCTGTTCACTTGTCGCTCGTGTACCCCACATTACATTACAATATTGAGATGCAATTGCAGTCTCATACCATATAGGATTATTATATCTTCCGATATGATTTGCAAACTCGTGTTGAATTTTGCCTGAAGATTCCTTACAAAAGTCTTCGGTAATGTTCGCAAGTTTACGAAACTCCTCATATTGATAATGTAATTTACCCAGAGTACAATCTGCTTTTACATTAGTCATATGGTAAGTTTCATCACCGATAGTATCTATACGATTAACTATTCTATTATTCATATCTTCGTCATCAATCATTTTGACAAAAATATATTCATCAATAGTATTACGAAGTTTTATCATTAATGAACCTTTTTGGGGTCAAACATATCAATAACATTACTACCACTATCTAACATTGGCGATAGGTGTTCGGTAGGTTCTCTAGATTTTATACTTGGTCTTCTTACCATTCTTTTATTGTGTTCTTTTTCTCGGTCAGAATTTTGTCTTATCATTTCATCTACCGCTTCCATATACTGAACAATTAATGTCTCAGGCGGAAATGCAATTCCTACTACATTATTTGCATTAATGATAAGTAGGTCGTCTTCACTTTCTTGATAAACCATCCAAGGTCTGAACGAATAGTATTTTATAGCTGAACCGTCCATTGTTTCTTGCATTACTAGTCGCATTGCTTTACGAACAACAAGTTCAAGGTCTATATTTTGGTCACTCCATTGAACGACCTCACATACAATTTCTTCTCCAGAAGAAAGTTTTAATTGTCTCAAGTCTGCGTCATGTGTCATTTTAAATCCAGTTTAAATATCTTATATGGGAACTGTTCTTTAGTATATATCTTAATTCTTTCTGCACTATGACGAAGAGTAAAGTTCTTATGTGATTTGATATGCATATCGTCCGCAACGTCATATAGTTTTGTTGTTGACCCATCGTCAGATTTTCTTAATCCCCTTCCGATTGATTGAAGAACTTTAACTTGAGATTTAGAAGGACTAGCAAAAATAATATTGTGTAAGTTTCTAATATTAATACCAGTACTAAATGTTCCTAGTGACGCAACAATAATTGCGTTCTTTTGTTTCTCTACAATACCACGAATCTGTTCACGGTCTTTTGCTTCAACCTCACCTGAGACATAATATACAGGTCGACTTTTAGCTTTTTTCTGAATCATATCAAATAAAGGTTTACCGTGTTTCTCTACATATTGGAAAAGAACCAACGAATTACCCTTTTGGTCTAATGCAAGATTACTTATAAGTCTATTACGTTTCTCATTCGTAACAATATAATCAATCTCTTCTTGATAGGTTGCGTCCTTTAACATATGACATACATCATTATGATAACGCAACAATAGAACGGTGATATCAATCTTTGCAAGTGTACCTTTTTCTTGTAGGTCACGTGTCATAGTCACTCGTTTGGTCGGGCCAAATAATCCTTCCAACACAAGTTTATTAGTCTCAGTTCCGTCCAGAGTTCCTGTAGTTCCAAAACGATATTCTGCATTGACACATTTATTCATAATACCTGATAAAGATTTCGCTTTGAATAAATGCACTTCGTCACCAAAGACACAACCCATATTCTCATACCATTCCTTCGGAAATTTATAGATTGATTGCCACGTAGATATGATAATAGGTTTGTCAGTATTCTTATCTTTACCACTATAGATACGGTGAACATTTTCTTTTACGTCATATCCATAGTCCTCAAAGTCTTTATACATTTGTTCTACCAAACTTGTTGTCGGAACAACAATAAGAACTTGTTTATCAAAGTTATCAAGATACCAACGCAGTAGATTATAAATGATAAATGACTTACCACTACCAGTCGGTGATAGTAGGATAGCACGTTTCTTTTCAATACCGTGAGTTACCGCATCGTATTGATAGTCATATAAATCAAAGGGTAGTTTTAGTCCACTCTGGAACTTTATTAGGTCTTGATGTTTTACTTTATTTGTTAATGCAGGATGTCCGTATTTGGTTTCCTGTAGTTGAAGAGGATACATACGGTCAGAACAAAACTTCTTTAAATGTTCGTAGAGACCTGTATTAAGTTCACGAGTAACCTGATTGAATAGTTTGATTTTACCATCCCAGACCTTTCTCTTATAGGCAGGCATATAACGATATCCAGGCACAAAAAAAGAAAAGTATTCTCGTAGTTCTTGGAGTTGGTGTTGATTACAATCAACCAACATCATAGAATGGTCTCTAAGACCAACAGTGATGGTATTAGGAATACTCATTTTACAATTTGAATAAAATAAGAATCAATAATATGTTTGTTAGAAAAATTTCAAAAGCAAGAATAGTGTGATACCATACCCACCTTGATTGATAAACTTTATTTACTGTAAATGTTTCTTTCATTTCTTTTAGCATTTATTTACTGACCTTCTGAGAAAGCCCTCCACCTAATCATATTGGAAATTGTTTGGTGTCTCCAATTAAGATTGTTAACTATTTCTGTAAGAGTATCTATAGTAGTTTTAAGATACTGAATTTTTAATTCAGATTCTTGGATATCCTTATCAGTTTCATAGTAATGTTCTTTACTTGATTTGGTTGTTATGTTATGACCTTCGTAAGGGTCATATGACCATCCCTTCTCTTTAATTTCTTCTTGGGATAATTTACCTTCGTAATACATCCATTTATCTTTGAGTAAATCTTTTTGTTTAAACTCAGCTTGTTTAAGACGAAGTTTAGTCAGAGACAAATACTCTAGATACTTTGCGTGTAAGGAAGGTGTAATCCTAGAAGTTTCGTCTAGTTGATGTGGAGATATTTGGGAGTCTTCCTTCCACTCCGCAAGGACACTTTCTAAATCAATCATTGCATAAATCCCTCAAGTGTTGAATCAGTCATATTTAGGTTTTCCATAATAATTTGTTTGGGTAAGAAATTCCAACAGTAATAACTTGAACTGAATGTAGGGTGTTTATTATTTGCACCGTTGACCATATTGAAACGCATTCTTTTATCAAACATTAACAATTGTAAATCTTTTGTTTGAAACAATTGTTTAGGTGCAGAATCGTTTAACCAAGTATTACTCATAATCAATGCAAAGGGTTTTTCAAAAGATAATGCCCTTTCAAAGATTCCTCGTTTATTAGTAAAGGGTGGATTAGATATCATTACGTCCCAAGAGTCAGGTTCATACTCATAGAAGTCTTGACCAGTATCTAAGTGAGAATAAACAACTTCGTTCTGTTCTGAGATTTGTTGAACAAACTCTGAGTCTTCTTTATCAAACGGACACCATACTTTTACGTCCTTTGGAATGTATTTTAGAATAGGTCTAACACCATATGCAGGTGTATAACATTCGTCATTACTACCTGCACCATACATTATGTCTTGACTAAAAGACTCTTGTCGTTGTTTAGTTGTATCCATTATATAATCTTTTTCCCATACTTATATATCTCTGTTTTTGTTATGGTCGCACCTAAACGAGGGTCTTTCTTTGTTAAAGTATTCTCATAACTCTTCTTTAATTTAGGAAGTAGTATTTCAAGAACCTTTGAACCTCTAAGTGTATAACATTCAACAATCAATCCGTTTTCAAATCTGGCGACATAGTGATTAGTATACTTACCAATTTTCTCCTCACGAAGATATCTTTCTTGTTCTTCCCAAGTCGGTTGAACACTGATACCATTATATGCACCATTAATGTTTTTATTTATCGTTGACTTATATTCGCATTCTCCTGCGTAGTCAATACCGTCTGCACCAGAATAGGTATCTGCTTTCTTATGACCTAGTGCATTTGCAATTGCAATCTCACGTGATACTGCATATGAGAATGGGTCTCCCCACCCTTGTTCCTCACATAGGTCATACATTTCTTTAAATAATTCTGAATATCGTTGTTCAGGTGTTTTCATTATATAGGTTTCCTTTCATAGTTATAATGTCTTATTATAACACAAAGAGTATCAAAATGTCAAGGTATTAAACGATAGTAAACTGGGAAAATCTGAAGGACGCAGTGAAGGTCACGTAGGTGGTATCACCTGAAGTTGAAGTGAAATTGATATCACCCAATGCAGTCGGAACACAATCCAAGTATCTAATCTTTTGGGTTGTATTGTTATGACTTGATAATACGTGTAGAGTAATATCTGCGTAGGTAGGTTTTTTGGTATCTCTTTCTAATGGGGATACTTGACCGTCATTCGTAATACGAATCATCCAGTCAAACATTTCACGATACGAGGTCATATTCTCGTCAAGGATAATATCAAAAGATACTTCACTAAACGTTATCTTATCACCTGCAAGAGGTACAGACGTAATCCTACGAACAGGTAATTCTAGTGGAGTTAATTGAGCGCCAGGGTGTGAAACCGCTTGTGCGAAATACTCCAAGTTAGGATATTTCGTTCTGTCAATAACAACACGAAATCCTGTAGGTTGGAGATAGTTTAAATTAGTTGTCAGTTCCTCATCGGATATCTGAACAGTACTGTCTACTGGCATATTAACCTCTTATAGTATATAATACTATTTATAAGAGTTAATGTGTAGAATAATTAGATTTATAATTATTTTCTTTTTGTAATCTTTCGTTTCTAGTGAGTTGGTAGATAACTCGTCCCCAATACTTCTCACCCCACTCAGATTTGCACCTTTGTTGTGCTTTTATTGCATTTGCAATGAGTCTACTATAGTTATGCATTTATAACTCTCCCTTTTCCAATCCATACGATTTCTTCAAACTTCTCTTCAAAAGTTCTTCCGTCAACCGTGAATCCAACAGAATGTAAAGCTTTTAATACATACTTTACTGCTTCCTTTGCGGTATCAAAGATAATAGTGTCCCTTGATTTACCTGTAAGATTTACTTCATATTTCATACTTTCACCTTTCTAAATGTTCTCCTAGATTTGGAGAATTGTTTCATAGGACTCTTAAACCAAATCTCTTCGGTAGTCCCTTCCTTTATATATCCAACCAGTTCTTTCTTCTGATTCAGAATATAGATATGATTGGGAATATTACTTTCCCAATCTGTAGTTTCTTGAAGATATTCCATTACACCACTACCATATCATATGAGTCGATTTTCTCTGCAACCTCAATAGTCTTTCTGAAGTGCATTCTTCTGAAATCTCTAAGTTCTTCGTAGTTTCTTACAACAGGGTCGTACTTAGGTTTCTCAAGACCAATGTAATCGTCTTTAGTTTGGAATTCGTCATAGTTTGCGTAAGGATAGATTGAGAATGTATCCGCATAGTCTTTATGACAGAAGTCTTTCGGTCTGTCATAACCGTTCTTACTTGTTCCTCTGTACCTTACAGTAAACAATCTAGTCATTAAGATTGCTTGAATTTTAGGGTGTTTCCTATATTTCATAGGGATACCCTTATAAAGACCACTTTCATAGTCTGGACATAGATAGTCACTTAATTTTAATGTTTCCATTTTTTCTCCTTTCTTATTTAACATACACTTATTATAACAACAACAACAGGATTTGTCAACCCCTATACTGCAATTTTTTCCCAAGAACCTGCAACACCTATTGCAGAGTTATCACAACCTTGTCCTTCAAAGAACCATTCCATTTCTAAACCTTCAAATGATTGTGCATAGACAGTAGTATTGAATCTAGAACCAACTCTTGCACCTATCTCGTCTACTTCATAGGTTTTAAGTTCAACAAAGGGAAAGTCATTATTAACAACTTTATCAATAACACTTTCATAGGTAATACCATTTTGTTTCCACCTCATAATGTCCATTTCACTTAGATAACTAATATCCATTTTTTCTCCTTTAATATCCATTTTTTCTCCTTTAATATCCATTTTTTCTCCTTTCTTATTTAACATACACTTATTATAACAACAAGAACAACTTTTGTCAATAGGTCTAACAAAATTAGTTAGAGTTTTTTACTTCGTTGATTATTGCGTCAACTTCTGCGTCAGTCAACTCTCTCTTAGAAAGTTTCCACCAAGTATCGTCCATTACTGGAATCTGACCTTCGTCACAACACGCAATACAATCCATTGCATCGTCCCAACCAACTTCGTTGATATCGTCACAATCTTTACCGTTTCCTGCACACTCAAGACAAACACCTTTCGCAGAACACTGAATATCAATAGGGTCAGTTAAGTGATTCTCTTTACAGAAATCTAAGTGGGTCATTTCTCCCATTTCGTTTGTGTTATTCCAACTTGTAAACATAATTTGTTCTCCTTTCTAAATATATACTCTTATTATAACAACAAGAACAACTTTTGTCAATAGTTTTTTTAATTTATTTTTACCTTGACTTTTGTTGTATAGTCGTGTAATATATACAACAATGAAAGATTTAAAGACACCTCTTAGATACCCAGGCGGCAAATCTCGTGCAGTCGAATTTTTATTCAGTGACGAGAATATGCCTATCGACTCTATTCAAGAGTATCGTGAACCATTCCTTGGTGGTGGTTCTTGTGCATTCGCATTCTCTAAGAAGTTTCCTAATGTCCCTGTATGGGTCAATGACAAGTATTATAATCTATATTGTTTTTGGTTAACCGTTCAACAGGAAGGTCAGAACCTTGCAGATAAGTTGCATAGTGTAAAAGACGAACTATCAAGTGCGTCCGACCCACTACAAGCACACCTAGATTATTATCACGTTATGCGTGAAGGACTCAAGAATCCAAAGAATGAGTTTGACATTGCGTGGCAATTCTATATTATGAACCGTTGTTCATTCTCTGGTCTAGGAGAAACTACAGGTTCGTTCAGTAAGGACGCAGTAAGAGATTTATTTAATCATAGATTGATTGCAAGACTACCTAAGTTTGGTCACCTTATGAAGAACTGGAAAATAACCAATGAAGACTATAGTGTAATGTTTGACGATAACCCAGAGGCATTTGTCTTTGCAGACCCACCATATGATATCAAATCATTTATCTATGGTAATAAAGGTGATATGCACGATTCGTTTGACCATAAAGATTTTCACAAAGTGACTGATAACGCAAAGAATCTTATTATGATTACCTACAATTCTAATGAAACTCTACAAAAAGCATATACAGGTTGGGAACAACGTATATGGGATTTGACTTACACTATGCATAGTGGTAAGAAATACAGAGAAGACGAACATAATAGAAAAGAACTTCTGTTATTGAACTACGACACACCTACTCCACCCTCACTAGACGATTTCTTCGGATAAAAAAAAGGGAGTCCGAAGACTCCCTTTAAAGGACAGGTTAACCCTGTTCTTAGTATACAGACTTATGTCAAGATATTTGTAACCTTGAAAATTCTGTAGTACTGGTTAGTCTTTGCAGTTGCAAGACCGTCAGAAGGTGTAGCACCAACGAATGGGTTTGAAGCCATACCGTAACGAGTTTTAAACCCAATACGTGGTTGGAAATCATCTTCACCAACTGCTTTAACCATTTGCAATGGTACGTATGGACAGTAGAATACACCACTATCATACGGATTTTGACCTTTATAACCAACAGTGATGTAATCAGTGTTAGCATATGGGTCGATGTATACACGGATACGTCCGTTTAATACACCAGCAAAAGTATTACCAGTATCGTCAACCTGTAGGTTGTTGCTGATTGCAGGAGAATAATCCAAAGAACCAGCAGCAGCTAATGCAGTAGCAACGTCTGAAGAACAGATAACTACGTTACCTTTTCCACGTCTTGTTTCTTTTGCAATAACATTTGCTTCACGGTCTATCTGAACTGTTAGACCTTTGAATTTCTCAGCAGACCAACGACCATCAGCATCTGAACTTAAGTTAAAGATACCGTTAGCAGTAACGTTAGCTTGTTGAGCACCAGTTTTTGCTTGGCTGTTTACAGTTCTGATAACTTCTCTATTGATTTCTGCAAGGATTTCAGTAGATAGAATGTTAGCAAGTTCTGTTTCAGCGTCAAGACCGTGGATTGCTTTAAGGTCTTGAGCAAGTTCTAGTGTGTACTCAGCTTTTAACGCACGTGACTTAGCAGTAACAGTTTGTCTTTCAATGGTGAAACCCATTTCGTTGAAAGATGAACCGCCTGTACGTCCTAATGCTTCAGCGTCTACAGTTGGCATTCCGCCAGCAGCTAGGTTACTTAAACGAGCACCTTCACTGTCAACACCATTCCAACCAGATGCGTTATCTGAATCGTGAGTTCCAGAAGAATCACCTGAGAATTGTGTTTCTGCTTCGTTGAATAAAGCTTCACGGTTTGAAGTTGAACCACCTTGGTATCTTGACTTCATAGCGAAGATAAGACCTGTTGGGCCGTTCATAGGTTGTACACCACATACATCGTATGCGATTAGGTTAGGCATAGCACGTCTGACCAAGCTGATTAATACTGGGTCAAAGTTATTTACTGAACCTGTTGCGTTAGCAGGAGCAGCAGCGTTTTCACTTAAGAAACCCATAGAAGCAGAACGCTCTTCAGCGATTGCTTTTTCTTGGTTCTCAAGGATAGCGGCAGTTACCGCACGGCGATGATTATCTTTAATCTCGCCAGCAGACTCTTCGTTTAGAACTGGAGCCCACTTTTCAATCAAATTATCGTAAGATTGCATTGTTTACTTCCTTTAATTATCTTTTAGGGGTTTGTTTACGGATAGTTTGGAGGTATTGTTCCATTACAGAAGATACTTCAGTTGTACTGTCTGCGTCTTCTACAATTTCTTCTACTTCGTCACTTCCAACTATTTGTTTTTTAAAGTATGACTCTTTGACTGTCTTAACTTTGTCAGCGAATTGTTCTTCACTTTCAAAATCAATATCTTCAACGAGTGACTTTAATTTCTCAACTTGAGTTTCTGCAAGGTCACCTGACGCTTCACGAATAATCGTTTCACGTTTGTAAACTTCCAGTTCCTCAGTAGTGTCTAGAACTTTCTGAGTAGTTTCGTTGAGTTTAGTCTCAAGTTCTTCTACAGATTCAGCAAGTTCGTCAACTAGGTCAACCTTGGACTCAGGAACGTCAATGTAAGATTCTACGAATAGGTCTTTCATTTTGTCCATAAAAGTCTCAGCAATTTCAGTACGTAAACCGTTCTGGATTGCTACTTGATTTTCTTCCATCCAAGTTTCAACTACATAGTTAAGGTAGCTATCTACTTTTTCTACAAGTTCAGCTTTAGTTGAAGATACTTCTTCATCTAACTCTTCCTTGTACTGTTTTTCAAGTCTATCAACTTCTTCTGATAGTTTTGATTTTACAGCTGTTTCAAACAATATTGCAGTTTTAGCTTTAAACTCATCACTGAGTGTTGCTTCAGACTCAACTAGTGCGTCTAATTCAGCAGAAGTATCAACTTGTGTTTCCACGAGTTCGTCATTCTCTTCCATATCTACTGATTCATTGTAACTGGCATAAAGTTTATTCATCTCTGTTTTAGACATTTTCAACATTTTGTCAGTCATTGCACTAATCATACCTGCTTTAGTTTTTGGAACAGGAGATTTTTTTACTGCTTTTGCTGCCTTATCTACAGACGCAATTGACTCTTCTTCGTCAGTTGCATTTGCATCAGGTTTCCCTTTAGGCATTGGAGCAGTACTTTCGTCTACGAGAGTTTCTTCCACTATTTCATCGTTAATAGATTCATTGTGGAGTTCAACCTCTTGTTTTACTTCTTCGGTCATGTTTGTCTCCTTACATGCTAGATTTGATTAACGAGAGGAAATTTTTAAACTCACGTACACTTGTCTCATACAAGACAGGTTTCGGAGCGGTTTTAATTTCAGTCTCCATTTCTTCAATTACTTGAGGTTTAAGAACACCGTTATTCCAAACCCAATCTACACCTTCCATTATACCATTAACAAATGCTTCTGGTGCCGATGGGTCTTGTACTATGTCAACAGTACTAAGAATAAAGTCGTCTTTGACGTACATAGCGCCATTCTTTTGCTCAAGACTACCCATACCACGAGTTGACACTCCTAGTTGGACACCACCATCAAGTAGACCTTTAACAATCTTACCCATTGGTGTTTCCAATATTTGTGCCTTTCCGACCACATCATTTCCCTGAAATTTCAGTTCAGTGATAAGGTGCGAAACTTTGTCTAAGTTAACTGTCGGCCCTTCAGGGTGGTTGAGTTCCCCTACTGCCCGTTTCTTAGAAACTTGTTCTTGGTCATATTTTGCTACCGCTTTTTCCATAATGGATTTAGGGTAGATACGACCATTTCTGTTCTTTTTGTCTGCTTGTGCGAAAACGCCTTCAATGATGTAGTTCTTCTCACCATTTTCTTTCTTCTCAATTAAACACTTGAGAGAATCGTTTTCTGTAAATTCTGTAATTAACTTCATTAGGTTAATTCCTTTATAACTTTTTGTGCAGACCTTTCTGCGTCCTTTTGTGATTTGAAGGCATCTAATTTATCGCCATCAACATATGCCACAAAAGGAAGGTTTCCCTTCTTCTGTTTGTATATCTCTACGGATATACGTTTAATCTTCTTATTGTATACCAGTTCACCTTGGTCAAGTTTCT